GCACTCAGGATTGTAAACCTCGTTGCTCATTATTTTCCCCCTTCAATTTATTGAAGTTAGTATCCAGTATGTTCTCAATGAACTTAGACATAACAAAACCATTAGTCCTGCAATAGTCCTTTATCTGCTCATGTAAGCCACTACTGATTGGAATTAATTTTCTATCCATGTTTAGAATAATAAAGTAATTTAAAAAAAAAGCAATTATTTTATATAAAACCCTTGCAATGTGTTGCAAAGTTGCTACTATATATGTGTAGGCAATGATGCTTACACACTAAGGAGAAAAAATGAAAAACGAATATGTAGAAATCTTAATAGACGAAATAATAGAAAAAACTTTGTCTAGCGAAAATGCAAAAGAATTGCTATCTGACATCAATAAGTTAGATAGATTTGTAACAAACTGTAAATACGATAGTGATGATTTTGTGAATGGTAAAATTTCAACTGAAGAATCAATAACAATTACAGATGAAGTTTGGGAATCTATAGGTGGCGATAACCTATACAAAAATAGAGGTTGGGTATTGAGGTAGCCTAGTGCTACCTCTGACTAAGGAGAAATCATGAAAGATAAAAAGTTTTACGACATACAGGTTAGTGGGCAAGACAACCCACTAGCCACTTACGATACTTATGAAGAAGCTATCTGTGGTCTATACAAAACACACTGCTATGACCCAGAGATGGATGTGTACATCAAAGAATATGAAATAACTTACAAGTCAGTCAGGTTGTCAAACTACAGCGATGACCGAGATTATGAATCACAAGTTAATTTTGTTAAATCCTATGAGTTAGATGTGCTTGGGGTTTTTACAAAGGAGACAGCATGATCTGGACAGATAGAGATTTAGAACTGATTGAGCAAGCTCTGGTGACAGAGATTGATAAAAGAGAAAATATGCACAAAGCGAAAGACCGACTGTGTGTGTATAGTTTAAAAAGGGTGTATGCCAAAGTGTACACTGTCTTACAAAGGAGAAAAGATGGTAGGAAAATTAACTAAAGATTCAATGGCATCATGTAGCATTTTGCCAGTCATATTTAATAAGTCGCCTTATCAAACCCCAAATGAAGCATTGGACAGATGCATCAGGGCTAGAAAAGGTGAGAATGTCAGGACTGAGCAATCAGTTATACAGAAGATGGGTGATAAGTTAGAGCCACTGATTTTACAGCTTTGTGCTGAGGAGTTAGGGTTATCTAACTTGGTGACCGATATCACCACACCAGTACAACACGAATCCTTGCCCTTGATGGGGTCATTGGATGGTACAGCCTATGCTGACAATCTAACGATAGTGCCAGATGGTGAGACTATCTTCACCGAAGATGGTCAGCCTGTCGTTTTGCAGGGCAAAGGGATATTGGAATCCAAAGCCACTGCTGTCTATCCACCCGAAGATGGCATCCCTGCTGACTACAGAGGTGTCTTACAATGCAAAGGTTTAATGAGTGCTACTGGTTACGATTGGGCTGTCGTGGCAGTGCTGTACCGATCTACTATGTTGCAGTTGTATGTCATGCGAAGAGACTTTGCTTTTGAAAGAGAGCTAGAGACAGTGATTACTGATTTTGACAATCGCATTGCTACCGAAGAGTATTACCCACCGACCACATCTAGTGATGCCTCAAGGGTTTATGCTGAAGCTGACCCTGAACTAGCACATGAGTTCAGTGATGACGATGAGCAGTTGTTTCGTACCATTGTTCATGTAGATGAGCAAATGAAGATGTTGCAAGACCTGAAAGCCAAAGCCACATTAGAGATACAAAAGAAGATGGGCAAGGCAACTGTTGGGACACACGATAGGTGGCAGGTCAAGTGGGGCAGTAAATCTTATAAGGCACAGCCAGAGAAGATTATCCCTGCGAAAGATGCCTACACTGTTAGAAACAAAACTATTCAAGTTAAGAGGTTAGAAGATGATGAAGAAGGGAACTAGATATATCCAAGCACAGAAAAAGAAAGCCCACGAATATGCTATGCACATTTATGCTGACCATCCAGATTTGTCTTGTCGTGCCTTACAAGCATTATTAGAAAATCAAGGTTATACTGTTGATCATACGACAGTATATAGATGGATGCGAAAAGCATAAAGCAATGTAAAGATTGCAATATACCTATCACCAAAGCCAATGCTTATATTGACAGAGGTGATAGGATTCGTGCCAGATGCAAAGCCTGCGATAAAAAATACCGAGCCACCCAAGCAGGGCTTGACCAATACAGCTACATGGACAAGCTGTTTTCTAAATTAAGATACGAAGTCCAATCAGGTCACAGACGAACCTCAAGAGCTGACCTAACATGGCACATCAACCAAGCTCACCTCTATAACCTTTACCACAAGCAAGCAGGCAAGTGTGCTTTGTCAGGGCAAACAATGACATGGCTGACAGGGCAAGGCAAGGTTGATAGCAATATATCTTTAGACAGAATAGACCCAGAAAAGGGTTACGAACCAGACAACATCCAACTAATAACCTATCGGTGCAATATTATGAAACACGATTTGTGCGAAGAGGAATTGTTTAGGTTGATTGATTTAATTAGTCGGCACAAGCTAAGAGATAACTAGCATTGATTCTGGCTCGCCTTTTAACTTGCTTGGCATATCTGGAATCTAGCAACTCTTCACTAGCTTTTTGCCAGTTGCCAGCATCAATGGCATCCAACATATTCTCAAAGTTGAGTAATTTAGATAAGCCTAAGTTGTAACACATATCAACCAAGACCAACTGAGCTTTATCAGGCAAATCATCAAACCTGTTCATGATGCCACGAAGTTCTTTGAGACATTGTTGCATATCATTATTTAATAAATATTCACCTTCTTGTTTAGATATGCCTTTCGTTTCTAGGTTTCTACCATACGAAATTGTTAAAAATCCTGCTGGACATTCGTAGGCCAGTTGTGAGAATCCTTCGTATTCTTTGATATGATCTCTGATTTCTTGTAATAACTCTTCTTTCATTAGCCATAAGGTGTAGCAAGAGCATCTAAACCCTTCCACAAATCATCTATCTCAGTTTGATATATTTTTATTCTGGCTTCAAGCTCTTGGATTCTTTTTTCATAAGACTGAACTAGCAAAGCATTTTCTTTAGCAGAGACATCAATATCCTTAAATTGATCTTTCAGACCTAATAATTCCTTTTGTGCTTCCATAATGGCAGTAAGGTTAGTACCAAGCTCGGCTAATTTGCCCTGTAACTCATTCAGTGATGAATCAGCCATAGTTTGCTCTACAATTAGCAATCTTTCGTTTAGAGAGCCAATGGTGGCTTCCTGTGACGAATTAGCCAAAACTTTGCTTTCTAAGCCAGTTATTTTGTTGTAAAAGTCGCTAACAGCCCAAACACCACCAGCAATAGAACTAATTAAAGGTAAAAAGATAGCCAGATAGATACCTTTGAAAGTATAGCCACCTAGTTTTATTTCAAAGTCATTCATTAGCACTTACTAAAGTCATAGCCACAAGCAATCGGTGATGTGGTATAAAAATCACCAGCCCGACCTGCTGAATAAAAATCTTCTGCTGATTTGTAATATTGGCTCATATCTACAGATATACTAACAGAATCCCAAGCCAGTGTCATAACACCCACTGAAGCATCAAAAGCAACCAGAGCATCTAAGAAGCTATTATCGTATTGATTGGCTGTATCTTGAAACTGATTCATGTAGTCATCGTTAGATAACACAGCAGTGAAGGAAGCATACTGATTGCCATACTCTTCTATTCTAGTAATAGAATCATTGTAGTCAGCCACTTCTTGTTCAGTAATGTAAACATCATTATTTTGGATAAAGTCTTGCAAGGCTTCTTGATCAGCAATGTCACCAGTCTCTTGTGCATTTTCTGCTTGGTCATTGACTTCAATAACAGTCACAATGGCTAAGGTCGCTTCAACAAAATCGCTGATAGCTTCTTCCATATTCTGTTGGGCTTGTTGTTGATTGTCTTGAATGAAATCTTCGGCTGAATAGAAAACTGTGTTTTGTACATTGGCCAGAGCTTGATTGTAAGCATCCATGTTGTCAAAAGTAATGTAGCCTGCTTGTAAAATGCCATCTGGAGCTATATAACCCGATGGTGAATATTGGATAAAGCCAGATATGCCTTGTATGGCAATATCAATGTTGTCTCGTAAGATACTGGATTGGTTGACTAAATCATCAACTGCTTGATTTGAGTGTGCTTCTGAACCTGTCAGAAATGCTAAGAGTGCTAGAAGTCGTTTGTTCATCATCGTTACCATTAATACTTAGTATTGTATTATAGAACTTCTGTTTTTCGTTATATCTTTTGTCACTTTCCCATATTATTTGTGGGTGACAATCAATAATAACTTCTGTGTCAGTATATCTGAGACATTTTAAAGCTGGTGTCCGACCTTGTCTCACCTTACCATAGTTAGGGATATAAAGTTCTGGGTTCTGTTTGATGGCTAAATAAGCACTACGACCAACTACTAATTTAGAATTAACCAAGATAGGACAGGGTGTTCCTGAGATAAACATAGCATCCCAAACATCAGGGTCTTGACACATTAAGGCGATACTAGCCACTTTCATATTAAGATCAGACAAAACTTTGGCATCTCTTCGTCTGTTGCAGTTTTCGTCTTGGCGATAAGCACCAGTAGACAAACCCAAACCAAAAGACTGAATACCACCATTGGTAGACATCAAACACGAATCCATGCCATTAGACATTAGGCTGGGTGAGATAGCTGAACCGACAGGCATAGAATTAGGAGAAGAACCAGCTCCATTATAATTATTAGTAGTTGCTGTTGTGTTGTTGTTTGAACTAACTGTTGAGTTGTTGTTGTTTGTGCCAAAGTTGTCGGCTGATTGGTTGTTGCCACCTGTATCTTCTTGAGCAAGTAATGGGATGCTTAAAAAGAAAACAAGTAAGACATAAAGACCACAACCCTTGTTTTTGTAAT